TGGTCATATACGTTATCAAAGTACCCCATATATAAATAACGCATTTACTGATTTTATATTCACAGTACAAACTTTTGATGCGCCCGTCTCAACCGTCGCGTCCGACTCATCCTACTATATAATTACTAGATCTGGTGGTGGTGGTGCAAGAAGGCAGCATTATGGAGCTCCTGGGGGAAACAGCACCCGCAATGTCGTGGTAAATCATGGTGATGGATGGTTTTATAACCGCAGCATTCAGGTTAATTATGGCAGCCTAAATTTTTGGGGATCAATAACGGTAGATATTACTTTATACAACACCTCATTTACTCAAGAATATTCTGGTTCTCCAGGTGGTTTTTATTATGGTAATAATATTCCCGATTTCTATGCTCAACGAATTGGTCAATGTATATTACTAACTTTCCATACCAATCACGGTATGAGCAATACGGAGATCAATCAAACTACTGGTACTGTTATAAGTGGAGCACAAATCGCAAGTAATATTGTCACAGCAGTTGCTAATAGATTAACGTTTGCAACATTTAGCAATCCAACTGGTGTCAATACTGTTGAAGCTGTATTTTATAATGGTAATAGAATTCAGTTGAGAGATAGTCAGAAACGAATCTTTGACTTTAATGGTGTATCAAATGGTACTAGTCCATATATTATTAAAACTATTGGAAGTGTTATTGGTGGTCAAGATGATTATTATGCAATTACTGGGATTGGATCTACAGCAATTGAAATGTCAACACCTATACGAATTGTTCCAAGAGTACTTGAATTTGACAATGGTGATATCTTATACCATACGGATGAAGAATACCATATTGGATTTAATAACAATATAGATCATACATTGGCGAATGGTCAAAAAGTTGTTTTTAATGTTCTTAATGGCAGTGCTCCAGGTGGATTGGTTGATGGTAACACTTATTGGGTAATAACTGATGATAATAAGTATATTAGATTAGCTGATAGTCCAGAGAATGCAGATGCAAATAATAATATCATAACAGGAGCAGGATCTGGAAGTTACAATCTAAAAGTATATTCTATAAGCGGTAAAGTTGCTGGTATTGGAACAGTTGAGGTATCAGAATCTAGTGTAAATGTTAGTGGAACAAATACTAAATTTAGATCCACTTACAAAGTTGGAGATCAGTTTTCTATCGTATCAATAGGATCTACAATAAACGAATTTAGAGATTCAACTATCGTTTCTATTGTTAGTGATACATCACTAACGTTAGATAATGCACCTGGAATTGGTGTTACTGGCGTACCGCACTACACTCAAACTAAAGTAAATGTTAGAGCTGATGGTGAATTTGTCCATAGACCTTTTGACGGTGGTGTGGAAATTAGTGCTGGGAAATCTCCAGATTCTAGTGTTGTTCGCCAAACACGTAAATATTTCCGATATCAGTCTGGTAAGGGCATTCAGTGCTCCATGGCAATTAATTTCAACCCAGCACGTCCAGTCAGATTAGCATCTGGTAGTGGTACAACTGTTGTTATGACAACAGAATATCCACATGGTCTAACTTCTAGCAATAGTATTAAAGTATCAGGTGCAAGTGATTCTGTATATAATGGAACATATACTGTCACAGCAGCCACAGATTTTACATTTACATATACTGCCAGCGGTAGTGTAACTGAAGCTAATCCAACTGGTTTTATTGAGTATTCTATTAATGGATATAGTAATGCTGGTATTCGTGCTGGATTATTTGATTTCCAAAATGGATTTTTCTTTGAATATAACGGATCTGATTTATATGCTGTCAGAAGATCATCGGTACAACAATTGTCTGGTGTATGTAATGTAAATAAAGGATCAAACATTATTGTCGGTACAAATACAAGATTCCAGGATCAATTGTCTACTGGTGATATGATTGTGATTCGGGGACAGTCTCATAAAGTCACCAGTATTGTATCTCAAGATGAAATTCATATTCAACCTTATTACAGAGGAACTGCTGCTTCTGGTGCTATTGCCACTAAAACAATTGATCTCAAAATATCACAATCAAATTGGAATATTGATAAGGCAGACGGAACTGGACCCTCTGGTTATATTTTAGATATTAATAAGATTCAGATGGTTTATCTTGATTATTCTTGGTATGGTGCTGGTAAGATTCGTTTTGGATTTAAAGATACTTATGGACATGTGAAGTATATGCATGAGTTCATTCATAATAATAGATTGAATGAAGCTTATATGAGATCTGGTAATGTTCCAGCAAGATATGAGGCATTCAACTCTGGTGGAACACCAACATTTATTCCATCTCTATTCCACTGGGGAACATCTGTTATCATGGATGGTGGATTTGACAATGATGACAGTTATCTATTTACTGCTTCTGGTAATCAACTTACGTTTACAAACGGTGATACTTCCTCTGCAACAACAAATCTTCCTAGTGCATTAACCTCAGTTGGTAAAAGATATAAAAATTACTATGTGAAACTTTCATTCCCATCGAGTGCTGCATCTCAATTTACAACAGGTATTCCACTCTATACAGCTGATGGCGCATTAAATGGACAAGCTGTTGAATTTACCCAGTATAGTTCTGGAGGCATTGATGTATACATTTACATTTCTAGTGGTTATTTTGCCCCTGCAATTTATCCAAGTGTTGCAAGTGGAGTAGCAGTAAGTATTGGTGCTCCATCAACTGGTGCCGTTGGTACGGTTGATTTGACAAGTTTAATTCCACTGATTAGTATTCGATTAGCACCTTCAGTTGATAATAATATTATTGGCGCATTGGGTGAAAGAGACATTATTAATCGAATGCAATTGAAACTGCAAGAACTTGGTATTTCAGTAACACATGATACGGAGATTACAGTTCTACTAAATGCATCTGTAAATAATCTTAGTTATTTGAATGTTGGTACTCCATCACTTTCTCAGTATGTTGCACACCTTCAAGGCGATACCGTTGAAGATGGTACTGTAATCTATCGATTTAGAGCTTCTGGTGGAAATAAAGATGGTGTCACTGGAAAGTATATAACTTCTTCAAGTGCGTTTGATCTTTCTCAACTAATTGACCTGGGCAATTCTATCCTTGGTGGAGATGGTGTTTTCCCCAACGGACCTGATATTATTACGATTTGTGCAACGGTTATTAATACTTCTGAGATTGACTCTACCGTATCTTATCAGGTATCTTCCAGACTATCTTGGTCTGAATCTCAGGCATAATTTCCCCACATACATATGATATAATGAATCATATGGTTGACTTCGTTAATGAGAACTCTTGCCCAATATTGCTTAGAAAATGGTGGAATAGTTAGTCCTTTAATTATTCCATCTGATTTTACGAACGGAACATCTCTCTTTAATCCATCGGTCTTTGTTGATGATGATGGTACTGTGCTGACTATTATTCGTCATTGTCAGTATACATTATATCATTCTGAGAAGAGGAACTTTGAGCACCAATGGGGGCCTCTTCTATATTTAAATCCAGAGAACGATATAAGTCTTACTACAAAAAATTATCTGGCAGAATTAAACGATAATTTAAAAATCAAACGTGTTTATGAAATAGATACGAAAGATCTTGACAAAAAACCTAAGTGGTCATTTGTCGGTCTAGAAGACGCAAGACTTGTAAAGTGGGAAGGAAGATATTACATTTGTGGTGTTAGGAGAGATACTACCACAAATGGTCAAGGTAGGATGGAATTATCTGAAATTGATTATCCATCCAGACCATTAAAAGAAGTTTCAAGACAAAGAATTCCCGCACCAGGAAAGGATGACACGTATTGTGAAAAGAACTGGATGCCAATCTTAGATAAACCATTCCATTATATCAAATGGTCAAATCCAGTCCAGGTTGTAAAATACAATCCAGAAGATAAAACTACAGTTGATGTTTGTATCAAAGATTTTAAAGAAGATGTAACTCAAAATGCAAGAGGTGGATCACAAGTAGTTCCTTATAAAGATGGTTACATAGCCATACAACATATTACATATTTGTATAAGACACCTGCAGGAAGGAAAGATGCAGATTATAAACATCAGATTACGGTATACGATAAAGACTGGAATGTAATTAAACAGTCTAAAATATTCAGTTTTATGGGGGCAAGGATTGAATTTACATGCGGAATGGCAAGAAAGGATGGAAACTTTTTAATCAGTTTTGGGCTTACTGATAATGCTGCATATATTATGAGACTTTCTGAGACAACTTTGGAGGAATTTATAAATGAGTAATTTATTAAATGATTTTATCTTTGAACCTGAAAATTATCAAAAGAATTATGATCTTGGTTTAGAGTATTATAAAATTGGTCAGACAGCATCTGCTATTTGTTTTTTTCTCAGGTGTGCAGATAGATGTAAAGATGAAGATATTGATCTTGCTTATGAATGCTTAATTCATATTGGTGATTGCTTCTTTAAGCAAGGAAATAGACTTGAGCATGTTCGTTGTATGTACAAACAGGCTATTTCTACCTTACCAAAAAGACCAGAAGCATATTATAAGTTAGCTCACTTTGAGAATACTAATGGTCAGTATCAAAATGCATATTTTTTATGCTCTCAGGCATTTGAACTATGTGATTTTGAATCTAAAGAATTTATTCATAATAGTGAATATACTGGAACGCATTGTCTCTTGTTTGAAAAAACAAGAGCTTCATGGTATTGGGGCAAGGTTACTGAAAGTAAGGATGGTTTAATTAAACTTTATGACGATCATTGGGGAGAATTGACAGAATTTCAAAAGGATGTTGTTAAAAAACACTTAATTGAGTATCATAAAGTTGATATTGGATCTGTTATTGATAATTTTTATGCAAACCCAAACAGCATAGAATGGGGAAATCTTACTAAAGATCCTGAAACTAAGGATTACATTGCGACAGAATTAATCAGTGGAATCTATAGTAAATTCTTTGATGTTGAAGAAGGTGATGTTGTCTTTGATATTGGTGCAAGTGTTGGATTATTTCCTCTCACAGTATTGAATAAGAATCCTAAGGAAATACACTGCTTTGAGCCAAACAAAGTATTGTTTGATGCCATGACTAAAAATTTAAAGTCATTTGATAATCTGCATTTGAACAATATTGGTATTGGTGGAAAGAAAGGAGATGAAGTATTTTTAGAAACCACTTATGCATATGATGACGACTCTGAAAAATTTGTGTCTACAACAACCTTTATGGACTATGTGAAAAGTAAAGGTATAGAAAAAATTGACTTCCTAAAGACTGATTGTGAAGGCGGTGAGTGGGATATTTTCACTAAAGAAAACTATTCCTGGATTAAGAATAATGTTCGCAAAGTGACTGGTGAATTCCATATCCATAAAAATCCATTATTCAGAAAGAAGTTTATTGAATTCAGAGATCTTTATCTTAAAAATGCTAAGAATGTTGTAGTATTCTATTCAAATAAGAATGCGGATATTTATAAAATTGATGTTTGGGATGATGAGTCAGTTGAAAAAATTTCTTATTGTAATGTATCATTTGAATTGTCAACTGAAATATCACATTTTGAATTTAGCAAAACTTATAAATCTACGACTTGGATAGTTGATAATTTTTATGAAGACCCTGATTCTGTAAGAAAATTTGCATTAGATCAAGATTATCATATTGGTGGAATTGGTCGCGGATACATTGGCAACAGAACCCTTCAACAGTTTTTGTTTCCAGGTCTCAAAGAAAGATTTGAGGAGGTAATGGGTCGAAAGATTACAGGATGGCAAGAATATGATATGAATGGTAGGTTTCAGTATTGCTGGGCTGGTCAACCCAGAGTGTGGCATATGGACAATCAAATGTGGGGAGGTATGATATACTTATCACCAGATGCTCCATTTGAATGTGGAACTTCTTTATTCGCACATAAAAAAACCAGAGCTAGAAGTCGGGATGATGAAGGATGGGGAGTTTCTTGGACAGGTCCTGGTGATCCACATTTAGATGGAACTCCCTTTGAACCTGTAGATGTTCTTGGTAATGTCTATAATCGACTTGTTATATTTGACGCAAGTTGCATTCATTCCGCATCCGAATACTTTGGTACAGTTAAAGAAAACTGTAGATTATGGCAAATGTTCTTCTTTGACACAAAATCATGACTTTTATTATCTATTCAAAAACTGGTTGTCCATATTGCGACAAGATCAAGAGTGTGCTAGAATTGTGTGAGCAGAAACACGTTGTTTATCTGCTTGAACGAGAGTTCACAGGGCAAGAGTTCTATGACAAATTTGGCGAAGGATCGACCTTCCCACAAGTGGTTTGTAAGGACAAAAAATTAGGAGGCTGCGTTGACACAATCAAATTCCTCAGAGAGCAAAAAATCGTCTAAACTTCCTATAAATAGAGGTGTAGACTTAATTCTTAATGGAGTCAAAAAACCAAAGCATTTATTTGACTTGAATCTTTATCAAAGATTTAGGTTTTTCAAAAGAGAAATATTTTTTAAATTAAATTTCTTTTTTGATATTAAGAAAAGATAGGAGAGGAACCATGTTAGCAGTCTCACTTGTTTTAGGGTCATTCCTTTTAATCGGAGCATTTCTTACTGGATTTATTTTTGGATGGATAGTAAGAGAGAATGTGGTATCATTTAATGTGCCTGAAGGATTGCACCCAGAAATGTATGACGAAAATGGCGGGGTTCTTCCCGATCAATTAATATCATTTCGCTTTGAAAATGGATTTGAAGACCACGAAGAAGACTATGAGTAAACTGTAAATTAATTATGGCTAAAAAATTACCACCAAACCCACTACAGTCTGAAATCTTACAGGCTGTATCAAGCGCAAAAACTAAAGCAGCAAAAGTAAATATTCTTAGAGAATATCGTAACCCTGCTTTAGTTTCTTTACTTATTTGGAATTTTGATGAATCTATCAAGAGCACTGTTCCAGAAGGTAAAGTACCATATACCGAAAATGATAAACCTATTGGTGATGGCATTTCCCGTCTCGTCAGTAATCAAAGAATGTTTTACAATTTTGTAGAGGGAGGAAATAAAGAACTCACTCGCACTAGACGTGAAGCACTTTTCATTGAACTGCTTGAATCTCTCCACAAAGATGAAGCAGAGTTACTTTGTTTAGTAAAGGATAAAAACATTGGAAGCAAATACAGAGTTACAAGAAACGTTATTGCCGAAGCCTTCGAGGACATCGTATGGGGAAATAGAGCCTAATATGTCTTGGACTGATGAAGAAAAATCCCTAACTAGAAAGAACTATGGATGTACAATTCTACAAACGGATTGTGGTCCATCTGATGCAAACGACAAGAGTCTCCCTACAGATGCGTTTTTAGTAGAGTTTCAAATTGATGGTGAAACATATTATGATATCACTAGGGCTGAAAAAGAGTCTAAACTATTTGATATGTACTATGATAAGTTTGGAAAGGGGTTTGTGAAATTTTCTTGGACAAAGGGAACTATCAAACCAAAACTTTGGGGATACAAACCTGTCGAGGAAAAGAAGAAAAAACGCTGAAGATGTGCTAAGATGTATGAGGAACTGAATGACTTTGAGGAAGCCCTCAAACACTTTGGAACAAGAGTTGAGATCATTACTGCCATGGAAATGGCACGTAAACTATCATCTGAAGATGCCTATCAGATGATCAAGGATGAACTCAAAGAAGTAAAAAAATGTCGTAAACGTTTCAAGAATGAATCATGTTAAACTGATCTCTGTTACTCCTGATGCAGAGAAAAATATTGCATATTGTGCTCGTGTAAGCAACCCCAACAATCAAGAGAACGAAAAGATCGCTGGTCTTCTCAAATACTGCATCAATCATAAGCACTGGAGTATTTTTGAGCAAGCATATATGACTCTTGAGATCAGTACGACCAGGGGACTTGCGGCTCAAATTTTGCGACATAGGAGTTTCACATTCCAAGAGTTTTCTCAACGGTATGCTGATAGTTCTATGCTAGCAACTAAGATTCCTCTTCCTGATTTACGTCGTCAAGATACAAAGAATCGCCAAAACTCTACTGATGATTTGGATGCTTTTCATAAGCAAGAGTTTGAGATTGCTATTGAAAGGCATTTTGCAGCTGCAATGGATCTATATCAGACTATGCTTGATCATGGTGTGGCAAAGGAATGTGCTCGTTTTGTGCTTCCTTTGGCCGTACCCACAAAAATTTACATGAGTGGCTCAATTCGCTCATGGATTCATTATATCGATCTGAGATCCGCCAATGGTACTCAGAAAGAACATATGGATATTGCCAAAGAGTGTATGTGTGTTTTTGCAGGAGAATTTCCTGTAATATCCGAAGCACTTGGTTGGGTGAGTCATACTAAATAATTTTGTTAGGATTTTAATTTATGGCAACATATCCAGTTGTCCACCTTAAAACAGGTGAGACAAAAGAAGTGAAAATGAGCGTACATGAATGGGACCAGTGGAAAACAAATAATCCTGATTGGTCAAGAGATTATTCTGATCCTAATAGCTGCCCTGGTGTATGTGAGGTGGGTGAGTGGCGAGATAAACTCGTCGCTAAGAATCCTGGTTGGAATGAGGTGCTTCATAAAGCATCTAAATCTCCTGGTTCCAGAGTAAAGAAAATCTAGTAAATACAAACCTTATGCCAGCTAAAAAGAGGAAGAACTCAGCTCAACAACCAATTGGAGTTGGACTCACTGCGAAGCAGATGAAGAGAAAGAAACCTATCAATTCTGATCTACTTCTTGACATTGAACCGCTGACAGATAACCAGAAAAAATTCTTTAATGGTTACGGAGAAGGAAAACATCTAGTAGCGTATGGTTGTGCTGGTACTGGAAAGACCTTTATTGCCCTCTACAACGCTCTAGCAGACGTTTTAAATGAGATCACGCCATATGAGAAGGTTTATGTGGTTCGCTCTCTTGTAGCGACCAGAGAGATCGGTTTCTTACCTGGAGATCATGAAGACAAATCATCTCTTTATCAGATTCCATATAAGAATATGGTAAAGTATATGTTCGAGATGCCAACTGATACAGACTTTGATATGCTGTATGGCAATCTTAAATCTCAGGAAACTATAAGTTTCTGGAGCACATCATTCATTCGTGGTACCACATTCGACAATGCAATTATTATTGTTGATGAATTCCAAAACCTAAACTTTCATGAGTTAGATTCTATTATCACTCGTATTGGTGAAAATAGTAAAATTATTTTCTGTGGTGATGCTACTCAGACTGACCTCACTAAAACAAACGAGAAGAATGGTATTGTTGACTTTATAAACATTCTACGCAAGATGCCATCATTCGATATTGTAGAGTTTGGGGTTGACGATATTGTAAGATCTGGTATTGTTAAAGAGTACTTACTAGCCAAAATGGAAATGGGAATGTGATGTTTAACCATATTGATGTAAGTCTCCCTTCATTAGAGAGGGAGACCATTGACGGAACTAGATTCTACAAAACTCCAGATGGTAATCAAAAACTTGTTTCGATCACTTCAGTCATTAGTTGGATCAATCGAGATAAGTTTACCTCTTGGAGGAAGAAAGTTGGTGAAGAAGAAGCAAATAGGATTACCAAGGCAGCAACTGGCCGTGGAACTGATATGCACACTCTCACTGAGCATCTTCTTAAGAATGACGAACTTCCTAGTGGTTCTGTGAAACCCATGGGAGAGTTTCTTTACTTAATTGCAAAGGAAGATTTAAAGCAAATCGACAATATTCACGCCCTTGAAAGTTCCCTATATAGTTTGCGATTAGGTATCGCGGGAACGGTGGATTGTATTGCAGAATACAACGGCGAACTTGCTATTATCGACTTCAAGACTTCTAAGAAACCAAAACCAAGAAAGTGGATTGATCATTACTTTGTGCAAGCTGCGGCATATGCATGTATGTTTTATGAACTTACACAGATTCCTGTCAAGAAACTAGTCATCATCATGGCTTGTGAAGACGGAACTTGCAAGGTGTACGAGGAGTATGATAAAATAAAGTATATTAAAAAATTGGATGATTATGTCAGAAACTTCGTTAATTCTAAACTTTCCCAGTATGACAAATGACCTTAAGAAAGAGATCGAAAAAAAGTTCATTACATCGGATAAGTTTTCCCAAGATGTAGAGCAAATTGTTCTCAAACAAAAAATGAATTACATCGATGCAATCTTGCATTACTGTGAAGAGAATAGTGTTGAAATTGAATCTATTTCTAAACTGATGAACAAACCACTCAAGGAAAAACTTAAGTGGGATGCTGTTCGTCTAAACTTTATGAAAAAAACATCCAAAGCGAAGTTGCCTTTATGAGCGATTTTATGGAGTCCGAGTTTGTTCAGGAAGGCCTGGGCAAAATTGAACGTCTACAACATGAAATTTATGCAGATATACTTAAATATGACGATTTCGATCGTGAAGATAAAATGAATCATCTTAACAAGATGAGTGAATTGGTAGAAACTCAAGAGGTTATGTACGCTCGCATGGCTCTGAGTGATGATCCAGAAGCAATTGAAAAAAGAGAATCTCTTCAAAAACTAGTTCATGCAATGGGATTCGGTTATGGTGCCGATGTCAGAGCAGTCTTTACTGAACTACGTGCGAGCATCCGTGAGTTGAAAGAAGAGCTTGACGACCGATCCTAAATCACCTATAATAAACACGTTCACAACACAGGCCAAATCCGAATGTCCTTTTCCGATCTAAAGAAAAAATCTTCTCTGGGTTCCCTCACTAGCAAACTGGTGAAGGAAGTCGAAAAAATGACCAAGACTGGTGGTGGAGACGATCGTCTCTGGAAACCACAACTTGACAAAACTGGTAACGGTTACGCTGTAATCCGTTTCCTCCCTGCTCCTGATGGCGAAGATCTGCCATGGGCAAAACTGTATTCCCACGCCTTCCAAGGCCCTGGTGGTTGGTTCATTGAGAACTCTCTCACCACTCTCGGACAAAAGGACCCCGTATCTGAGCATAACTCTCAACTCTGGAATAGTGGTCTAGAGTCTGACAAAGATATTGCTCGTAAGCAAAAGCGTAAACTGTCATATTATAGTAACATCTATGTTGTCAAGGATCCAGTCAATCCTGATAACGAAGGTAAAGTATTCCTGTTTAAGTTTGGTAAGAAGATCTTTGACAAACTCACCGCTGCAATGCAACCTGAGTTTGAAGATGAAGATCCCATCAACCCCTTTGATTTCTGGCAAGGTGCTAACTTCAAACTGAAGATCAAGAAAGTTGCAGGTTACTGGAACTATGATTCTTCTGAGTTTGCACGTCAAGATCCTCTTCTAGACGATGATGATGCTATGGAAGCACTCTGGAAGCAAGAGTATTCTCTAACGGCTCTAGTTGCACCCGATCAGTTCAAAACCTACGATGAACTGAGGACTCGTCTTGACTACGTTCTAGGTATTAAGGGAACTCCTCGTTTCCAAGATCAAGAAACTGTTGAGGAAGAAGAACAGTTCCGTCAGGAAAATCGTGGTGAGGTCGCATCTCCATCTTACAGCACTGATCAAGGTGGATTCAATGACCCAGACATTACTGGTTCTGATGATACTCTGAGTTATTTCCAAAAACTAGCAGAGGAGTAATTACTCTGCAGAGTTGACTCTATCATTGTTGGCTCTAATAGTTTCATTATCAACAAACTGGGAGGATCTGTCATATCGCAGGTCCTCCCTTAAATCGTTTATGGCTTGTTGAACATACTGTGTTCTTAGTAGACTTATGGATCTCTTCTTATTATTCTCCAAAACTTCATACTCATAGTATGTCACCCCAGTAACAGGATTCAACATATTACCAAGTTGATTTGGATTTGGAAATTGGAAATCCGACTTAACAACTATGTCTGCGGGTAGATGTAATCTCCCATCAGCATCTTTTACTTCTCTCGTCAGATAATACTTGAAATTATTCAAGTTATTTCCATGTTTTTCAAGAGCATATTCATAAAGATGCTTATCATCAAGAGGCCATTCATCTCTTACGTTGACTATATTATTTGAGATTAGAACCAACCAATCTAATTCAGGATCCCCATAGTATTCATTCGCTATAGTATCAGGTCTTTCTCCCTGTCTAACTTCATAATTATCAAAAACAGTCAATTGATCTTGAACATCATCTCTTAATTTGACTCTTCTAAAGAAATTTTTTAGTTTGACATAATCCCTATCAGAGACTCTATCTTTAAAAGGTGATGGATATTCTATGTCTGGTAAGTATCTGAAGTAACCCATTAGTAACCGACTCCATTTGGTGCTGCAGTTTTATAATCATCAGAGTAGATGGGAGCAAGTTCTTGGAATGTTAGACTCATATTCATTGCAACAGGTGTCCCATCCTCATATGTTGCATAGGTTCCAGATCCAGTATAGTTTACTGACATACTAGTCAGTGCCATAGGCTTAAAAGAGTTTAGGAATGGATGATCACCACTACCTTTTTTATAAGTTACTTGAAAGATATCTGGTGTTCTAATAAAGACACCACCATCAAGTTTTGGCGTAGACCCTATTTTGATTTCTCTAATAATTTTTTTTACCTCTTGACCTTCTTTTTGATTTCTTGGAACAAACTGAAATTCAAACTGAAATTGCCTCAATGTTGGACCATTAAATAACAATTCCATATTAGGATTTAAAACCTGCCCTTTTGATCTTGCTAAAACTTGAGATGCTGTAATATTACTACCAAACCCCCGAACAATCTTTGCAGCTAAATTAGACTTAAGTCCTTCTCCCGCTTGGCCACCGAGATTAAATAATTCGTCACCAGTTGATTTTATAGTACCTAAAAATGCTGCAGCCTCGCCGTCAAATGCATCTTTAGCACCACCGAGAGCAGATCTTTCAAATGCATTTAATGTGCCAGATCCCCAAGAGATTCCATTTGAATCTGTAATAGTCGTGGGAATTGGTAGAATAATTGATGCCTGAGTTGTTGCTCTACTATTTCCTAGTCCCCTACTTAATCTTTGACGTAATTGATCACCTTTAAATCCAGCCGGTTTATACTTTTCAATAGTCATGAAAAGATAGTCCGACTCTTTTGTCAGAGTGGCAAGTGGATATCGGAGACTTTTTGCCATATATCTTTTTAGGTATTTAGTCTATAATTTGCATATGGTATACTTCTCAAGTCATTTACTTCATTTGGATGTACCAAATGGAGTGGTCCAATAACCTCTTCATTTGTATAATTACGGAATTCTCCCCAATGATAATTGATACCACGGAATCCCCATTCAAACTTATTAACGACAGCTACTAATGGGTTTTGATCATATTTTAGGTATGGTGTCTTAGGAGAGTATACAAACGTGCAATAATTACCAACCTCAACTTCAGTTGATTCAACAACTTCAGTCAATACTCCCATGATTTCAATCATCAAATCATCTGCATTTTCAGATCCAGATAGTTTGTCAATTATTGATTGAACTCGGTTCATATTCCTAGTTCTATTTCGGTAAACACCTTGAATTGCCAGTTACGATCTTCACAAAAGTCCTGTGCGGCTTCCCACTTTGCTTGATTCTTAGCATATTCAGTGACTTCTTTAATGTATGATTTTGTTTTCTTAGTTTGAACTTTTGGTTCAATACACTGTCTTTTAGGTTTGATTTCAATCACATATTTTTTGATAGATCCATTACTTTCACGAACCTTAATATAGAAATCTGGAAAGTATCGGTGAACTCTGGAATCAATTGGTGAGCGATATGGAATCCAGAATTCTTCACTACCCCATTCAAGAATATTCTCATTTAGGTCACAGTAGATCATAAACTTTCTTTCCCACAGAGACCTATAAATAATGTTAGTTGGGTCTCCTCTATACTTTTTCGTATTTGAGGGGCGAAATTTACCTTTATATGACATCCATAAAAATTTTCACTATAGGTATTTAGAGTGCCAAGTCCAAAAAGAATTTCAGATCTAAAACCAGTCTTAATGAATTTAGCTCAAAGTTCACACTTTGAGATAATCATGGATGGATTTCCAAAGGGGTTGAGAAAATATTTAGATAAGAGAGGAGTTGATTCAAACTTTATCTATAGAAAGGCAGGCCTTCTATGTCATGATGCATCATTACCTGGATCATCTCTTGCTACAGTAAATGTTGAAGGTAATTTCACGGGGGTGCAACAGGAATATGCACATACCAGGCAGTTTGGAAATATTAGTTTGCAGTTTTATTGTGACTCTGAATATAAAATGCTCAGATTCTTTGAATATTGGATTGAATATATTTCAGGCGCAGGATCATCTGACAGTCTTGCCAAAGGATACTTCTATAGGATGAGATATCCTGATCAATATAAGTGTGAGGCAATGACCATTGTCAAGTTTGATCGAGATTATAATCCAAAGCATAGTTTGCAATATAATTTTATATCACTATTTCCAAAGGCAGTAACATCAACTCCAGTATCTTACGAGTCATCTCAGGTCCTTAGAATCAACGTAGAATTTAACTACGATAGGTACGTGGTTGGTTCTGCTGGAGAGATTGGTTCTGGTGGAGATAAATTGAGCAACATTGCAGATACATCAGATAATGCTCTGTATGATAGGTCATATAAAGATGCTGCAGCTACATCTGGAAGTGAAACTCTACCATCTGGATTATCCCAGTATTTTACATCGCCAAATGCATTCAAGTCTTTCAGACAGCAGTTAACAAATCAATCTTTCGTTGACGATTTTATAAATAACAAACCTGATTTTGGTGGTGACGGACTTCCTACTAGGAAATATATCAACTTTACTAAGGCATCATAAATAAAAAAAATATCATAGTATATTATGCCTTTACCTAAGTCTACGACTCCTGTCTATGAACTTGAGATGCCTTCATCAAAGAAAAAGATTAAATATCGTCCATTCCTTGTAAAGGAAGAAAAAGTTCTTATCTTGGCTCTTGAAAGTGAAGATATGAAGCAAGTTACAGATGCTGTAAAAAATGTTCTAACTGCCTGCATTCAGACTAGAGGCATCAAGGTAGATAAACTATCTACGTTTGATATTGAGTATCTGTTTCTAAATGTTCGTGGTAAATCTGTAGGTGAAGTTATTGATGTAAATGTCACTTGCCCTGATGATGGTGAAACATCTGTAGAGATGCAAATTAATATTGATGATATCAAAGTCACTACTGATGAAAACCATAATCGAGATATTAAACTTGATGATGCTTTAACATTGAGAATGAGATACCCATCCTTGAATGAGTTTGTTCAAAACAACTTCTCACAAGGTGATAATAATGTTGATGAGGGATTTGATATTATTGCAAACTGTATTGAACAAGTCTTTAATGAAGAAGAATCTTGGACTGCAACTGATTGTAGTAAAAAAGAATTGATGGAATTTGTTGAGAATTTAACAACTTCACAGTTTACTAAAGTTGAGAAATTCTTCTTAACAATGCCCAAACTTACACATACTCTCAAAGTAACTAACCCTAAGACAAAGGTTGAAAGTGAAATTGTATTGGAAGGTTTGGCATCTTTTTTCGGTTAGCCCTGGCGCATGAGAATCTGTCCTCATACTACCAGACGAATTTTGCATTGATGCAGCACCATAAATACAGCTTGACAGAGTTAGAAAATATGATGCCGTGGGAAAGAGATGTTTATATTTCTCTACTCACAACGTACTTAGAAGAAGAGGAATTGAGGTATAAACAGAAAAATGGCATCTAATCTCCTAGTAAAACCATCAGTGATTCGAGGTAGACCCTCATCACTCTTAACTTCTAATAGGGGAGGAGATGAACTAGTATCTAAACAATTAGTTTCAATTAATCAGAATATTATAGCAGTAGGGAATAATATACAGACAGTTGCTAGTGCATTAGTACGTGAAGATAGACTTAGTACTACTAGAATTAGGGGAGAGAAAAGAAGAAGAATTAGATTAGCAGAGAAAGAATCTTTTGGTGGTGCAGAGAAATCATTAGAAGGTTCTGTAGTTGCGGCGGTCAAAAGACCAATAAACGTCGCAACCAAAACTATTGCAGGTCCATTAGAGAGTTTAAAGAGGGCTTTACTTCTTCTCTTTGGTGGATGGCTTACTGATAAACTTATCAAGTTGTTCGATAAGGAAGGTGGAACTTTTAATGAAAGACTTAAAAAGTTTGGTGGGGAAATAATAAAAGGGGTGGGCCTAGCAGTAGGCGTCATGTCGATTCTTGATGGTAATTTCTTTAGAATTGCCAAAATAATGGGATCGCTTGCTTTTAAAATTGGCAAGTTTCTTGTCTTATCCCCATTCAAACTTTTAAAATCATTATTTAAGTTACGTCCTGGAAGTGGAAAGGGCAAATTTAAAGGACCTGGGAGAGTACCCAGAGCAGAGAAAGGAAAACCAAAAGTAAAAGGTCTTGGAAAAGGTAAAATAAGGACAAGACTTGGCAGATTGTTTGGCAGAGCTTTGCTAGGTCTTGGTGGAACTCTTGAATTTAAGGGTGGTAGGGAAGAAGGATACGATAAAAAATTATCAGCACTAAAATCACTACTTGTTTCTGGCGCTGCATATGGTACAGGTGCATTAGTTGCAAAAGGATTAGCACTTACAGGTGCTGGACTTGTATTTTCTATACCTGCTGGTGTTGGTGCAGCTTCATTTGCGGGAACTGAATCCGCTGCATTGTTTGATAAGTTATTTGGCCAATTTAAACAAGAAGGGCAAGGAACCTTTGAATTATATGATAGAGAGGGTAGTCCTATGAAAGATTATAAATTACAAATTTTTGAAGGTGGTCAATTTGAAGTTAAAAAGACTGGAATGTTCCAAAATCCATTTGGTGCTCCAATCTTGGATTCTAGAAAAATTATTTCTGGAGAACAAACAATAAGTCCAGATGGAAAAAACGCGGAGTTGCTTGAAGCTGCGTTGAGACAAGTAACATATATGACAATAGATGATACACCTGATGCTCAATCTAGGAGAAATTATTACTTAGATGTTGCTGAAAAGGCTTTTGGCAAACTTGACATTAACCCATTTGATCGCAATCAATCATATAATGACCTTATTAGTGGAAATTCTGAGTCTCAAAATAATAATGGACTTGTTACTACAACTCCTAATCCTGAAAAACAATCAATGATACAAGGTCTGGTCAGATCTGGATTTGATTTTGATGATGCATCCAACATAGCATCTATTGTTTTTGATTCCAATGATTCAAATACATCTTCTGCTAATATTGGTGTTCCTACTCTTATTCCTGTAATTCCAACTAAAAATCCAGATAATCCATTTAATGATTTAGCAAGATCTATCTATAATGTGAGGTTCTGATTATGAGTACACTAAATCAAAATATAGCATCATTAGGAAGAAGTAGCATCTTTGCTAGAAAATCCTCTACCAACCTTACCTCTGTTGTTAAGAAAAAAAGGATCTCTAGTCAAAAATTATTTGCTGATGAAAAAAGAGTTACTTATATATTTGAACAAAAAAAGAAGAGACGACAAAGAGAAGAATCTTTAGAAGCAAGTAAATTAAAATCACTATCTACTGGTGGAGTATCCTATCTTGTCAACAAAGGAAAAGGATTCCTTGGAAGAATTATGGGAGCAGTTGGCTCTCTATTTTTGGGTTGGTTAATTCAAAATTATCCTATAATTAGGGATAATGTAATTAGATTGAAGGAAAAAATTCAGTCTATTGTATCATCGGGGAAAAAATTTTTAAGTAATACTTTCAATCAATTAAAACCTCTTAAGCAATTTGCAGAGAATAGTTATAATTTTATCAGGCAAAATTTTAATTTTGAGAATGTAAAAGTCACTATATCAAATATTGCTAATGATTTAGAAAGTAAATTTATACAACTAAGAGATTCTTTTTCTGAAAGTTTTAACTGGATAAAAGAAAATTTGCCGAAAACTATATTTGAATATTTGGGTATTCCATTCCCTGGAGCACAACAATCAGGTCAAGAATATTATGGTCCTGGTGGCAATCCAGATGGATCAGGTCAGGGTCAAGCACAACAGCAACAGCAACAATCATCGAGTAAAAATGCAGATTTTTGGACATTAGTTGCTATTTCTGCTCTAGAAGATAGTGATCCACAGGGTCGTGCAGATGTAGCGCAGTCAATTTATAATAGAAAAAGAGCTGGTGCTAAGTTTGGATTTCAAGGTGGATCAATTAGGGGACTAATCTTACAAGGAAATGGGTCACAATATGAACCTGTGCGTAGAGCACCTAAAGAATTTCGTGAAATTGAAGATAGAGAAGGTGCCATTAAGGCATTAATGAAATCAGATGGTCTCTCAAGGGAAATAGCTTCTAGAGAAGTTGATGCTACATTAGCAGCATTGACAAATAAAACGCTACAGAGAAATGCAAGAAGTTGGGTTGAAGGGAGAACAGATTTTCATGGCGCTAAACTATCAAAACCAGATAATAGTTCTACTGAGATAAGACAAAGAAATCAAAATGATAATCAATTTGGAAACTTTGTAGGTCCTGGATCAAGACAATATGCACAGACAGGAAAAAACAAATATATTGCAGCTGAACCACCTGAAGAAATTAAGTCTAGAACTAAATCTGTATCTAGACCAGAACCTCAATTCAATGGTGCTCCTGTAAGTGGTAATACTGGATCTTCAGTAGGTAATAGACCAGCAAGAACATCTGTTTCTATTAGTAATTCTCCATTTATGCCAGGAGAAACTGGAGGTGCTGAAATTGTATCCGCAATGGGTAAGCGTTTTGGCCGAGATCACCGAGGTATTGATATTGCTGCAAATAGCGGCACAGGTTTATATGCATATCTACCTGGAAAAATCACACAAAATAAATTTGATCCTGGATATGGCAATTTGATAGAGTGGAGAGATTCTGTTTATAATCAATTGCACCTATTCGCACATATGAAAGTACCTTCGTTATTACAAGTTGGTCAAGAATTTAATGCAGGAGATCTCCTCGGCAATGTTGGTAGCACTGGTAACTCAGAAGGCCCTCATTTACATTGGGAGATTGGACCAGCTGGTAATCAAGTTGACCCTATTGATTGGGTAAAAACACATTTAGGAAAAGAGATTGGATATCTAGGACCAACGATGAAAACTAGAGAAGGTGGATCTACAACCATAATTACTCCACCCGCATCACAATCTCAAACGGTTGCTAGTGAAAATTCTTCTGGAATGATGGTTACATCTAAAGAAGATTTGTTAAATAGAATTATGAAAATCAAACTTGCACACGCATAATGGCAGCTTTAGATTCAGCAAATTATTCAAAGTTTAATATTATTACAAAAAACGATCGTGGAATAGAGCAGTCTATTGATATTTCATCGTCTGTAGTGGAATTTAGATATTATGAAGATCTTTATTCTCCTATCTTGACTGCCACTGCAACAATTATGGCAACTGGTAATGTTCAGATTGATAAAAATGGTTCTAATCGAACGACTTTAATTAGTGGTGTTCCTTTGAAAGGAGGAGAAGATATTGAAATTTTAATGACTCATGAAAATTCTATTGGAGGATTAGAATTACAATCTGCAAGATTATTCATCAATAGAATATCAAATATTTCTAGTAATAACAATAGAGAGTCATTCACCTTACATATGATTTCAAAATCTGCTGTAACTGATAATGTGAATAGAGTAGAAAAAGTTCTCAGGAATAAAACAGCAACAGGACATGTACTTGATATTCTTGATAAAAATTTGGATATTATTTCAAATATTAATAATGTTGAACCATCGGTTGGAAATATAACTTATAAGGGCAATGGTAAAAAACCTTTTACTGTTATATTCAGTCTAGCATCGAAAGCAATTCCCGAATCTACAGTTTCAAATAGTGCTGGATTTGTTTTTTATGAGACTCAAAATGGTATCAACTTCAGATCAATTGATGGATTGATTAAAGAAGAAATTGTAGCAAATTATAGAGAAATTAATGCGATTCTCAGCACATATGATCCTAAAGGAACCGATCCTAAAGAAAAAATACTTGCAAAAAATGTGATAGAAAATAATGATTTGCTTGAAAATTTGCAGTTTGGAGTTTTTTCATCGAAGAGAACTTTTTTCGATCCATATACAGGATCAATTGCTGAAATTAATTTAGATTATGGTCCAGAAGATTACAGAGACAAAATGGATAATCTTGGAAATAGTACTGTTAATAGTACTCTTGATGGAGATTTTTTAAAGCCAAGTAGAAATTTTGTTGGTGTTGTAAAACGAGGTAGTATAGACTATACTGATAAAAGTTTAGAAGAACAACTTGAAAATATTATTTCTCAAACAACTATGAGATATAATACCATTTTGAATCAGGTTATAAATATTATAGTACCTATGAATCTAGATTTGACGGTTGGTAATTTAATATTATGCGATTTTCCAAAAACTGGTTCATCTGAAATAGATGCAGAAATTAGTGGAAAATATTTGATTAAAGAATTATGCCACTATTCATCAGCAGAGTCAGCGTACACATCACTACAAATTGTTAGAGATACATACGGTAGAAAACAGTAAAAACTATGAAAAACATCGAAACACATATTGCTAAGGACAAAGAGATCCTTGACAATCCTTTGACTTCTCCTAACCAACGTCGTCATATCGAAGGTGAACTTCATGAACTTGAAGTTTATGCAAAAAACCACAAAGAAGAAATTGAAGCAGGTGATCATCACGATCCTACAGCATTAGAATTGTACTGTGAAATGGAACCAGATGCAGATGAATGTAGAATCTACGAAGACTAATAAACATGAGTGTAGTTAACGACGTATTCATCAGAAATTCATTCATAGGAATGGATGGATATAGGTGGTTTATTGCACAAGTTCCACCTGGACAAACTCCAACTAGTGAAGGTTGGGGTGAAAGAGTACGTGTTAGAATCATGGGCTCCGATACTGGAGATGGGGCAATTTTGCCCGACGATGAGTTGTTTCATGCTTTAATATCAAAGTCTGTTGAATCTGGATATGATAATAGGCAAAGTAGTGGTATTGTCGGTGGGGAAACGGTAATTGGGTTTTATCTCGATGGCGAGGAAGGTCAACAACCAGTTATTACTGGAATTATTGATAGATATGTAAATACTAGTGGGACAACAATACCAGAAGCATTAAAAAATAAGTCAACAAATTTTAAGAGTATATCTCCAGCAAATTTCGCAACATGGAGGATTGGTGCAGCAAAATTAGATCCAAATGTTAATTTTTTTAATAGTAATCAGGGAGGAACAGCGGAACCAACTGGCGAGGAGTCAGCATCTCTTAGGGGAGATGATAACGCACAACCTGGAGTAAGTGCGGCAGCTGCCAATGAGATTGATAAATTAGATGAAAAGACACCTGGACCAGATAACTGCGGCAATGTTGTATCGAGAATACAAGTAGAACTTAATAGACTTACTGTTATATTGAGAGGAATAAAAAAATATTATCAACTATATGTTGTAGAAACTGCAAATACGATTGCAAATGTAACTGACCAATTGCAAACGGTTATCAATAATATTGCTGCAGTGATAAGAACTCTAGTTCAGAGACTCAGAAACTTTATCCTCAGAAAACTTCGCAACCTTTTAAGAGATGCATTAGATGCTATCTTAACCGATGTTCTTAAAGATATTAAAGACTCAATCATTGCAAAGATATTTGACGCATTATTCTGTGCATTTCAAGATGTTATTGATAAATTGCCTTTACTGATTGCAGACTTCATTGCTGCTATTATTGGAAGATTTTTTGCAGCACCAGTTTGTGCTGCTGAACAGTTCATAAATGCAACTCTCAATAATATAATTCAAGATATTGATAACGCTATCAAACCAATTATTAGTGAGATTAATGATATCTTAAGCGGTGTTCTTGAGATTGGTGGACAAATAATGGATGCCATTGATCAAGTTCTTGGGGTGCTTGGTTTCTTGTGTATTAATAAAGAATGTTTTGATGTTAAAGAGTTTACAGCATCTCCATGGGGAGGTCCAGTTCCAGCCGCAGTGGATGATTATCAAAATTTCTTAAAAGATATTAGTCTAAAAGACATTAGTGATGATGCTACAGAATGGTTAGATGGTGCTGGATTTAGTTTAAGTGATGATTTCACTTCTCCAGGGCAGGGTGTACTTGGCAAATCATCATGTGAACTTGTACCTGAACAATGTGGTCCACCACAAATACAAATATTTGGTGGAAAGGGATCAAATGCGCTTGCATCTGCTGTTGTAAATCAGGCGGGTCAAGTTATTGGTGCAGTATTGGAAGATAAAGGTCTTGGATATGTTAGACCCCCATTCGTTACTTTCCGTGATCCCTGTGGATATGGTAGAAACGCAGCTGGATATGGTGTTATAGACGCTAAATTTGGATTCCTTCAAAAAATTATAATTACAAATCCTGGTTATGGATATATAGATTCTCCAAATGGTAGAACAACTTTCGATCCTTCCGAGGATACTTTAAATAGACCTGATCCTAGAGAAACTATTCAATTGCCTAATGGTGATGCTAGTAAAGTTGATAGAGGTAATGGAGGAAATACAACTGATCCTGGTGGTTCTGATGGTTCTGATGGTTCTGATGGTTCTGGTATTCCTGGAGTTGTACCAGGATATCCTAGAGAGAATGATCCCACTAGATTCCCTACAGTTCCTGTTGTTGGATGTTTAGATGAAGTTTTAGTTATCAATACTGGTATTGGATATGATCAGAATGATGAAATATTCATCAGTCAGGAGATTGATGGATTAGAACTCATAGCAAGATATACAGAGGCTGGACAATTAGTTAAATTGGAAGTTTCTGGTAATGTCTGTGGTTTCACTGATATTCCAGATATTACGATAAATAGTGCTACTGGTGTTGGTGTTGAACTTAGACCTGTCTTAACATTCACAAAAGCAACTGAATTTGAAGAAGAAGACAGGAAACGTATTAAGGAAGGTATCCTCCAAGTTGTACAATGTATTTCTAGCTGATGAAGATAAAGAGAACTTACCGTTTATTAGATAATCCATTTGCCACCATCTTTACTGGTCCTGGCACTGATAAGCATGAGACTGGTAGACAACTAACCACTTGGACTAGAGCTGGGAATTGTGATACACATTGGCAAAATGGTGGACATACAAGAATAACTAATGGTCCCTCTATGGAGGTGACTAATGCAAAACCTGCTCAAGTATTAGAGGAAGGGGTATCTAAATTAATAAAATGTGAAAATGGTGATTTTGTGGTCCTTTGCGATGGTAATATAAAATTTAAAGGAAAGAATATTATATTTGAAGCTGAGGGCATCTCACCTAATGGCAACATTGATATTGTTTCCAATGGTAATATTACCATGGTAACTAATGAAACTGTTAGGATTCAAGGTGGTGAAGTTCAAATTGCTGCTGAGAAAGATGTTGTGTGTGACGCTAATGGTTTTCTATACATGATAGGTGATATGAAAAATGCAGGACATCCATCAATCGTAGGAACTATTTCATCATTCCTTGGTGGTGGCTGGGCAGGATTATTAGAAGGTGTATCAAATCAGATTAGAGGTCTCAGATAATGGCTGGTTCATTTTCTACATTTACAGCAGGAAAACTTCACGTTGGTGCTATTCCATCTACCAATCTAACACTATCTAAATTACTACCTGGATTGTTGACAGTTAATGGTCCAGCATATTTTGGTGCTGTTCCTGCTATTGGCATTGATCGCGCAACAGTTTCTGTTGGCCCACCATTAGGATTAGGTCTTCCATTCTCTATGGAAGTTACTGGAGCGACTAACTTTATTGGTGCCCACACTCAAGTTGGTACCATACAAGTAGTTGGTGCTGCAACCAAACTTGCAATTGATACATCTGCTGCTGTTAAGATAAACACTGGCGCATGTGTTGAGGCATCTGCACATACAACTGCTGGTAAAAACTTAACTGCTGCACCAATTACATCTGCAACACAAGTTAAAGCACCACTAGGGACATTTGCAGCCGTATCTGCACCTTTTAAACAATTTAATATTCAACATCCCACTAAAAAAGATTATAGACTCACATATGCATGTATAGAAGGACCTGAGTTTGGTGTATATTATAGGGGAAAGACTAAAGATAAAGTAATTCCACTACCAGAATATTGGGTAAATCTTGTCCACGAGAATTCAATTACTGTTCAACTTACACCGATGGGTAAAGCATGTAGTTCACTACATGTTAAGAGTATATCCAACAATCAGATCATAGTTGGGCATCAATGTGCAGATTTAGAATATTTTTATCATGTTACTGCGGAGAGAAAGGATATTGGTGATTTAGTTGTTGAATACAAAGGTAGTGATGATATGGAATATAAAAAATCCCCTGTTAAGATCAAGCGTGATGGTAGTCGTGTTGAAGATAGATATATAAACTACAATGAGGTTTGATTGATGTCTAAGAAAGAACTTAGGGACAAATATGATGACGAACTGCCACGCCTCAAGAAAGATATAGTGGCATTAGAAAATCTAAAGAAAGAGTCTAATAGGTATGTACCTATGTTAGTTACTCTTGCATCTACACCTGATAAAAAGATAGCACAGTCTGTTGTTGATTATAATAGATTAATTGATGAAGCTGTTGGTATTGTTTCCACAGCAATTGGATGTGGTTGTTCTGTTGCTGGTGTTGGTGTTACTGTTTTTGTTGGTGTATCGACCACTTATTATGAAGTAGCAAAAGCATCAATGGAGAATCTAAGTGGTGGTGGTTATGGTGGGGATGATCCTTATGGTGATGCTGGAACTATAAACTTAACCAATGGTGTTGGTAGTGACACTACAATCAATACTCAGAATTTAGGGAAAGGTGTTGATAGTTTTGTTGGATCTGGTTCTAGTGTTGTTATGCGTGTGATTTATGAAAATATATTCATGCCCAGTATATGTGCAAAGACTTGTACAGAATTAGAAGAAGAAAGACAAGCTAAATTGACTGAAGCATCAAATGCACAATCTGGAAGATCCTCACTTATAGGTCAGTCAGATACTTTAAAGGATGAGATTGCAGAGTATGAGATTCAGATATGGGCTGTCGAAGCGGGTCAGAATGAGACTCAATCAAAAATTAATAGAATCGAGACATTTCTTCCAAATATCCAAGGGGACTGAACCAGTTTGCAAACTGGCCTACTGCCCTTGTATTCCAAGCGATACTGGGGTATAATTACTAGGTAATCAAAAGACACCACATGTTTTCAGAAACTCTTCAAAAGTGTGTGATTGACATTTGTATGCGTTCTTTCAAACTATTGGGATCTGATGGTTCTGAACGCCAAATTTTTTGCAATACTCCAAAACAGTTTCTTGATGTTCTTGCAGTTGTAGAGGCGAGTCTTCCAGAAGATCAAGTTTCATATGCAGGTCTCTTAACAATGTAATAGTTGGCTTCCTTAGCAATCTGGTGAATGCAGCAAACTCATAATTTGCCTAAGGTGAGTTCGATCCTCACAGGAAGCATAGTTAGTTTGAGCCCGACCACGGGTATTGAATGTTTACTTGCTAAATATATCATAAAGCAAGTAGCGTTTCTATATCCATGCCTCTTAGTAAGCTCCAAAATTTTATTAAGAACACCGAAGGTAAACTACTATATGTCAATCCAAATGACATTGGTGCTACCGATAGTATTGAAAACCAAGGTAATTCTTTATCACAACCGTTCAAAACAATACAAAGGGCTCTGATTGAAGCTGCCCGTTTTTCCTACATCCGAGGAAATAGTAACGATTTGTTCGATAGAACTACAATTCTATTGTTCCCAGGCGAACATATAATTGATAATAGACCTGGATTTAAAATCAAAGATGATAATGGTACAGCAAAGGCTGTATCTCCTGCTGGTGTAGAAACACTTGCACAATCTACTCTAACTTTATCTGTTGAATCAGTCTTCAATTTGGGTGTTGAAGACAATATGCTCTACAAGTTCAATAGTGTGAACGGTGGAGTTATTCTTCCTAGAGGTACTGCAATCGTTGGTCTTGATTTAAGAAAGACCAAGGTTCGTCCGCTATATGTTCCAAACCCTACAGATGATGGTGTTCCTGCATCAGATCTTATTCGTCTAACTGGTACTTGTTACTTTAGAGATTTTACTTTCTTCGATGGACAACTAGACTCTACTGTATATACTGACTCCCAAGACTTCTCACCTTCAAATAGATCTAAACCTACATTTTCACATAACAAACTTACTTGTTTTGGTTATGCTGATGGTGTAAATGAGGTTGATGGTACAGGGTTAACTGACCTTGACATGTATTATAGCAAACTATCTAATGCTTTCAACGAAGCATCTGGTAGAAATATTGATCAGAAGTATCCACAACTTCCTGGTGGTTTCTCCAAATCTAGAATTGAGTGGGAAATCGTTGGTGCCTTCGCAGCTGACCCAGTAGAAATTAAGACAATTATCTCTGGTGATGGCATCACACCAAACACTCAAATTACAGTAACAACTCAGACAGAACATGGACTAACTTCAGGCACTCCAGTTAAGATTACTGGTGTTAATCCTGATGCATATAATATCTCAACATTCGTACAAGATGTACCCAGTAGTACAAAATTTACCTATCTATTACCTGCTGTCGATCCCCTCCTAGCTGCCACTGGAACGACCTCTGGAGCGAAAGTAATCATTGAGACTGATACAGTCACAGGTGCGTCTCCATATATCTTTAACGTCTCTCTACGCTCCGTTTATGGCATGAACGGAATGATAGCTAATGGTAAAAATGCCTCTGGATTCCGTTCAATGGTTGTTGCACAGTTTACAGCTGTGTCTCTTCAAAAAGACGATAGATCTTTTGTAAAATATAATCCTGTATCGAGAACTTATGACGGAATCACGATCACAAAAGTCACAGGTTCTGAACTTGCATCAGGTTCATCTTCTACCAACCCAAATACTGTTTATCACTTAGATAGTAACGCTATCTATAGGAGTGGTTGGGAAACTACTCACGTTAAGATGAGCAATGATGCCATCATTCAGTTGGTGTCTGTTTTCGCTATTGGATTTAATAAGCACTTTATGTGTGAGTCTGGTGGTGACGCATCTATTACAAACTCAAACTCTAACTTTGGTCAGATTGCGCTTGTTTCTGACGGATTTAAGAAAGAAGCATTTGCAAAAGATGATCTAGGATATATTACATCTATTGTAGCTCCTAAGACTGTAGAAAAAAAGGAAAGAACTTTTGATTGGTTAGGTTTAGATGTTGGTTTAACTACATCTGTTGGTGTATCAAGTCACCTTTATCTGAAAAACTTTACTGATAGAGATAATCCACCAAGTGTTTTGATCCAAGGATACAGAATTGGTGCTAAGAAAAATGATAATCTATTTGTAAAGATTGGTGGTGTGGATTATTCTGCTCCAATTCTAATTACAGATAATATAGTATCAACCTCATCCACTATTGTTAGTGGACAGGGAACTAAGGAGAGAATTACTCCTATTGGAGGTCTCACTGAAAATGGAGAGTTCTCTACAGATCCAGCCCCACATAATTTAGTTACTGGTGAAAAGATTCGTATCTTTAGCGAAGATGGCGATTTGCCAGAAAACCTAGAAGAAAATACAATCTATTTTGCAGTTGTCATTGATAGTATTACATTTGAAGTTGCTTCTACAGAATCAGATGCTCGGAAAGGTGAAACTATTTCAGTCTATGGTGGAACAGGTTTAAGAGTTGAAAGTCGTGTATCTGATAAAGGTGTTAATGATATTGGATGTCCTGTATTATATGACCCCAACTACAATAACTGGTTTGTTCACGTAGAGGAAAATAATGATATCTACAATCAACTCCTAGACTCTGCTGGTGGTGTTACTGGAATTGGTCCACAGACATCAGAAACTTTTATTAAAAGAGTTCCTGATAGCAGAAACCTAAATGATAGGATTTATAAACTTAGATACTTTATACCTAAGGAAGCTGATCTAGGTAGAAACCCTGTTGAGGGATTTGTATTACAAGATAGTGCCACTACCAATGTAAGGACTGACCAAGACTTCACACTCACTGGTTTAAACTTAGATGATTATGACTACAATCGAAACGTAAGATATATTGCAACATGTAGTGTTAGTGGTTCAAATGTAGTCGTAAGATGTGAATTGCCACATGAATTGCATGTTGGTGATAAAGTACAAATTGTTGATGTTAAGAGTACCACAAATAGCACTGGTGCTGCACTAAGTGGATTTAATGGAGAATTCTCTGTCACTGATATTAATGACGATCAAACATTTACTTACGGAACAAACGATGTAGATGGTAACTCTAGACAACCTGGAGACTTTACTTCTGACATGAATACTAGAGTATCATTGATGCCTAGGTTCCAGAAAGTTAACAACCAAGTTAATGCTACAGTTTATAGATCTCAGGTAATTCAGAAGCATATCCCTAATATTAGTGATGGCATCTTCCACTTCTTAGCTCTATCTGCTGACAACAGTATCCCTGAAGAATTTACTGGTCAGAATTATCTACCCAAAATTGAAAACTTCTATCCACAACTTGATAGAGACAATCTAAGTGAGAACCCACCTTCAGCTAAGTCTTTCGCTAAGAGAGACCCTATGGGGGATGTTGCTATTGATGATCCAGAAAGCAGCATTACAAGAGAAACTGTTGATAAGATTAGTAGAGTTATTGGTGTTGGTAGATCTGTCATTTCTATTGAAAGAGACAATTCTAGTGGTATTACTACCCTAACTCTGGACAGAAGACATGGACTTTCTGGCATTGTAACATATAGTTCACTATCAGGTGGAACTGGATTTGCTGCAGGAAACTATTATAATGTAAAACTAATCAATGATGGAACATCTACATGGGATGGTGCAACATCTAAAGTTACAGTTGGATCTGGTGGTAATATTATTGGTGCAAAGATTATTTCTCCTGGTTCTGGATATGTAGATGGCGAAATTCTTAATTTTGATGGATTCTCTGGAGCATCACTGACTATTTCAAACAGTGGTATTTCTACTTCCGATGATAATGCCATTCAACTAACTGGTGTTGGTAAGACTACTGATGGCATCTATAGAATTACAAGTATCCCAGATGCAAATAAAGTTGCTTTTGCGATGACATCTGGTGATCCAAATGTTATGTTGAATCAATTTGTTGTAAATTCTGGTAAGTCAGTAGCAATTAGCACTATTACTAAAGTTGGTAATGTTAACACTATTGTATGTAATGATGCTCATGGTTTGATCTCTGGTTCAAGTCTTAAGATCGTAGACTCCTCAAACAATAATGTTGGTGAGTATAATGTATTAGAAAGAGTTGGTATTAATACGTTCACAATCACTACTAGCAATAATTTGCAGACAGATCCATTTATGGTTCTACCCTCAACATTCGCAGCTAGAGGTGGAAACATCAGTGATGAAACAGAATCACTAGGTTCTAGAGGTATAAATCTTTGGGATGGAGATTCTGGTTTACTTGGTAACGATCTAGGTTCTGGAAAAGATGATAATAAGATTGTAATTAACCTTGCAAACTCTGGCATCTCTACAACAGATAGATTCCCACTAGGAACTTATCTTGAGATTGATGGTGAAATTATGAGAATTGCAAGTTCTGAATTCTCAGGATCACTTAATAATGAATTGGTAGTTATTAGAGGTTATCTCGGTTCTAATACTAAGAATCATCAAGAGGGTGCTTTAGTTCGTAGAATTAAGGTATTTGGCACAGAACTAAGAAGACCATCTATCCTTCGTGCATCTGGTCATACCTTTGAATATCTTGGTTATGGTCCTGGTAACTATTCTACTGGTCTCCCACAAGTCCAGACAATTACTCTAACTGATAAGGAAGAATTCTTAACACAGTCTCAGAACAGATCAGCTGGTGTGGTTGTATACACCGCTATGAATAATGACGGTGACTTCTTTATTGGTAACAAGATTATCAATCCATCTACTGGTGAAGAGACAACCTTCAATGCACCCATTCCTAGTATTCGTGGCGAAGATCCTTCAGTTCTATCCGTTATCTTTGACGAGGTTGTTGTTAATGACAGACTAACTGTTGAAGGTGGTGCTTCTAAGACTATTCTATCTTCCTTCGGTGGTCCAGTTTCTGTTGACAATACACTAAATGTTTCTGGAAACACAACACTTGACGGAAACCTAGAACTAGGTAGTGATTTTAACGTACAAGGAAATACCAATATTGATGGTAATTTAAATGTTGCTGGTGTTGGTACATTTATCAGTCAACTCAATGCTAAAGCTGGTGCTGACTTTGCAAACATCAAAATTGGTGTTGGAGCTAGCACAAGTGTTATCACGACTGCAACTGGTGATCTAACACTACAATCTGATTCAACTAGTATTGTTAGAGTCAACGACAATATGGATGTTGTTGGCAAACTATCCGCAAACTTCCTAATTGTACCCAACATTCCACCCATCGGTGGTGTTATGAACTATGCAGGACATTCTTCTAAGATTCCTGCTAACTGGAAACTAGCGGATGGTGCTGAGTTGGATCAGGCAACATATCCAGATCTATATGATGCACTAACAAATGGTGGAATTGTCTTCCCATTCGGCGCAAATCCATCTGGAACTACATTCTTACTACCAGATTTGAGTGATAAGTTTGTTGTTGCTACTGAGGGATCATATGCAATGGGAGCATCTGGTGGATCTACTGATGCACTTACAGTTGCACACAACCACGTTATTAATTCTGTTTCCGCTTCTGATCATGATCATGGCACAAGTCAAGTTGCAAATCATGGTCACTCAATTCAAGCATCTGCAGATCATGCTCATAACGTAGTAGCAGCTGCTGCTCACGCTCATAATACCAACAATGCTGGAGCTCACGCCCATAATACTAACAATGCTGGTGCTCACAGGCATAATACCAGTGGTAATGGTGGTCACAACCACAATATGAATAATAATGGTAATCATGCACATAATTACCAAAGAGCAAATGGTAGTGTAGAGCGTGGTAATAGAAACAACCAGTCAGCAACTCAATCATATAGAAACCGTGGAACTGGTGGTGGTGGTGGTCACAACCACAACATGAGTAATAATGGTAATCATGGACATAACACCAACAATACTGGTGGTCATGGACATAACACCAACAATACTGGTGGTCACGCACATAATACCAACAATGCTGGTGGTCATGCTCACAATACTGTTGATGCTGGTAGTCATGCTCACGGCGCTGTTGATGCTGGTGGACATATTCACACCACAAATAGTGAAGGTGCTCACAACCATGACATTACTCCAACAGCTGCTGGTGTAAGTGGAACTAATGCAAATCTACCACCATATCTTGCATTATCATACATCATTCGCGTTCAATAATAAATACTAAAAAACACCAATATCGATGGCTAATTTTAAGAAAGTTTTAAATTTCAGAGAAGGTGTTCAGGTTGATGATAGTACGTTTGTTGTAAATGGATCTCTGGTTGGAATTGGAACATCAGTTCCAACCACTTTCTTTGATGTTAGAAATGAAGCCAACTTCACTGGTGTTGCAATTACTGACGTAACTGTTAGTCGCGGAGCAACTTTTACCACAGGAGTTAAAGCTGGTATCGTATCAGTCTTTTCAGGTATTATTACTTCATCCACTGGAACAGCTACAGATATCAAATTCTTTGGTGATGGAGCGGGATTGCAAAATATCCCAACATCTCAATGGATTGATGTTGATCTAGGTATTGGTGTATCTAGTGTTTATAATGGTGGAAATGTTGGTATTTCAACTCTAGTTCCACAATACACATTACAAATTGGTGACAATCCAGAAAGTATAGGTGCTAATGGTGTTGGTGTTAGAGAAGGAAATGTATATGTTTCAGCTGCTGTAACTGCAACTAGATTCCATGGTGATGGTGCTAATCTAACAGATCTTGATGCTGATAATATTACTTCTGGTATCGTAACTCAGGCAAGAATACCAAGATTAGAACTATCAAAGATTCCAATTTTACCAGTAGAGAAGTTAGAACAAAATCTAGAGTTTGCTGGTATAATCACTGCCGCTGAATTTAGTGGACCATTTACTGGTAATGTAACTGGTGATATTTTATCATCAGGTATCTCAACTTTTGTAGATCTAGAAGCAACTGGAACTGTAATTGCTACAGCTTCAACTGCTAGAACATTAACGGGAACACCCGACATTCGTGTTGGATTTACATCTGCAAACCATGCAGATCTAGGTATTGGATTAACAGTCAATCGTGCAAACATTACTGGAGATGCTAATGTTGGTGTACTAACTGTTACAGGAAATAGTTTCAAAGTTGGAACATCAGAATTTAATATTATTAATAGCAAGATTGGTATTGGTACTGATCAAGCAACAACATCCAAGGTTGTTATCACTGACACCGCAGATACTAGATTAGAAGTTCATAGTGAGTCTGGTTTTGCTGCTCTTAATATAGGCGGCAATTATGGTATTGGTGCTAGCACTGTAGAACTAAGATACAATGATGAAGATCTAGAACTATCAAACTATGCGACTGGTGATGTTTCATATTACCTTGGACGTGATCAATCTACTGCTAATGGAAACTTTAGGTGGTTAGAAGCTGATCCCGCAGTTGAGATTTTGACTCTTACTGGTGATGGTCGTTTAGGTTTAGGTAACACAAATCCACCTACAACTTTGAATGTAGTTGGCGGTGCTTCAGTAACTGGAGCATCTACATTTAGTAGTAAGGTTGATATTGCTGGTGATCTTCATGTTCAAGGTTCAATTAGATATAATAGCATTGTAGGCGTTGCAACAGCTAACGATCTCAATGTAAATAACATTGCAACTATTGAACAATTGGTTGTTACTAATGATGTAACATTACCTGATGTAGTTATCAATCTTAATAATACATCAGGTATTTCTACATTCTTTGATGTAAAGTTCATAAAAGCACCTGACTTCACTTCATTTGCCGACTTCAATTATGCGACAACTGCTGGAGTCACAACACTTAGAAATCTTGATACCTTTGGATTGACTGTTGGTGGAATTTCTACATTTTCGGATATAGCACACTTCCCACTTTTGCCAAGACTTGAAGTTACTGATCTAAGTGTTGCTGGAGTATCTACTTTTAATGATGTACGGATCAATTCAAGTATAGAAGCAGGTATTTCGACCTTTGCAGCTGGTATCGATTTTGGTGCTGGTATAGGCATTAACACTAGTGGTGCAAACTTTACTGGTATTGCAGTAACTATTGATAATTTGGATCTTGCGGGAAATCCACTTGTTTTCGGGCCTGATCAGAATTTTCTTACAACAAGTGGAATTTCAACATTCTCTTCTTTAGATCTTGGACAAACTCTCAGTGTTGGTTTTGGGGCATCTATTCCAGTAATTACGTCCACCCTTGAACTACAAGAAGATATACTTGTCAGTGGTATTGCAACTTTTGAAAATACAATAACAGCGGGTACTGTAAGACTTGGTACCACCTTTGAGGGTCGTGGAAAGATTGGTGCAGGTGTAGCAAACCCCAGAGCCGTAATTGATGTTGGTTTTGCCACTGATAGTTATATTCTACCTCCAGTGGTAACAACTTCTGAAAGAAATAATATTGATGGTGGTAACCCAGAAGCAGGAGCAATTATCTTTAATACAAGCACTGGTAAGCATCAAGGTTGGGATGGATCTAGTTGGAATAATTTCTATTAAACTTGACAAGACCTTGAAATATGTGTATAATCTGGCTTGTCCAGGATAATAAAACATAATGAGCTCTTTAAAGAGTGTTGAAAGGCATCGTTATAATGGAAATAAAATAACAGAGACCAGGGTTCTAGAGTTTGAGCCATGGTCTTTTGATGATATTGAAGAAGTAATGAGTCTTATTCAAAAAGAACTTACTGTAGATCTATTGAAAGGAAAGAGATTAATGTACCCTAAAGATAAGGGTATGAATAGATTCTATGGTCATTGCTATCATTCTACTCAAGCATTATGTTTTCTTATCGATAGTGATGAGTTAGTATCATATAGTGGTGAAGATTATCGTGGTGAGAAACACTGGTGGTTACAACATGGTGATGTTGTATATGATTGTACTGCTGAACAATACTGGTCAGTGAAAGCGAATCCGCCATATGATACAGGAAAGAAAACTAAATGGTATGGGTGGAAAGGCAGGCCACAACAGGTATTTCTTGAGTTATGTAAGAGAGTTCTTGGAGTGAGACTCAAAAAAGATTGGATAAGGGGTTGACAGGAGGCTCGTTCTGACCTATATTAGCTAAGTGATTC